CGAGGGAATTAATGGTTGAATATATGAAGGGATTTCTCCCTCCTTTCATGTTCTTCTATAAAACAATTCTCTAATGGTAATCATCTATTGGCTTTTAAGAGTGGGTTAGTTCCCCACCGCCAATTAACAACTACTAACAAAAATCTTATTCACGAGTGTGACGGAAAAATCACACAAGCGAATGGAGAGGCGTTAACCTCTCCGATTTCTGGAGTATCGTTGAATGTCGAAACCTTCGAAGAAGCCTTTTTCAAAAAGGCATACTTCTTAGGTGAACACAAACTAGACCGAGTGCTTATGAGTCTTTTGCATCTTATCGATGCAAAGTCCTCCGTAGTGGAGGATATCGATGGTCTCACTGTCATTACAAACAGTAAGAACTTCGATATGAAGATTCGGAAGCACACCAACAAGTCAATAAGGACTCACTATAAGTTCGAAAAAGAAAGGCTAAAGGAAAGGTTTTCCTATGCCCAATTTTCCAAACGTTGTGAGATTCCCATTGACACTATCAACGGAACATTCTCGTTGAGATTTAAAAACTCTCGACGAGTGTTCCACTCTTTACGTATTTCTTATGCACTTTTCTTGACCATGCAAATGTTCAAGATTAATGACATGAAAACTTCTCAAAGAATTAGAAATAATCAAAGGGTCTGCAAGCGTGAAAACTTGCTTTCCTCTTTGTTTATTCAGATCTATTCCGGGTTCGCCCGGTTAGATCTCTCTGAGAAGGCCATGATCAAGTGCTTAAAGACTTCTCTTTGTCTTATGGTAAGCAAAGCGTTTAAACAAACAGAGTTGCCAACTGGCGTTTCTATTGATCTTCTCCCTTCGGGATTAGAAAAACGGATTCGAAAACAGTTGTCAACAGATGATTTTGTTCGCTTTTGCTTTAGTTGTCTCCAATCAAAGGTTCTATGTGAAACCGTCCCTGACGATTTCATTATGGATGCTTTGATTGAACACCGTAACAAACTTAGTCAGCCTCACCGAGGGCTTACTCCTAAAACTCTTGAATTGCTTCGAGAGAAAGGACAAGCTTTTGGGAAGCATGTGGCCCGCTATTACCGTAGCAATAAGGGTCATTTTCCGACTAATAAAGCTTCTTTCGCTTTTCCACGTAATCGTGGGGGAGTGAAAGGAGATTTGGTTTACCATGACCGTCTAAAGGATCTTTCTTCTAAAGAAGATCCCGACGATCGTATGGAACCGTTTGTTATCGGTCTCTTTGGACAACCTGGAAGTGGTAAGAGTTCTCGCATCAATCAGATTGTTGCAGAACTCTCAAAACTATTTCCAGGTGTTCCAATGGGAGACAAACTTATTTACCAGAGGACCTGTCATGTGGACCATTGGGACGGATATACCGGCCAACCTATAACCATCTTTGATGATTTGGGTCAGTCGATGGACGGACACGATATCAAGGAGTTTCAAACTCTTGTATCGTGCTGTCCGTATGTCTTACCAATGGCGCATTTAGATAATAAAGGACAGAAGTTCTGTTCTCCGATTATCATTGCGACTTCCAACCTACATTACGGTAGTAGTTTGGCACATGTCTATCAAGAATCAAATCCTATCATTGATGACGCCTCCTTTTGGAGACGATTTCATGTTCCGCTTCAAGCGGAAGATGGAATGATTCATACAATGAAGATCGATCCCGCGTGGGTTCGTCCGGAGAATTTACTCTTCCGTACTCATCCTACGCAATTTAGGAATCGATCAGGACCGACTTATCTCGCCGAAGACACTATGTTCTTCAGGCGACAGCCGGATTTTGATAGAAGTAGTGAGAACCAGATTTGGAATCTGGAACCCTACACAGGCTCTTGGTCTTTCCTTCGAACTCAGTTCAAGGAAAGATGTAAATACCATGACAATTTCCGATCTCTTTGGATCCAAACAGTTGTCGATAAGTGTCAAGACACTTCTGTTCTTGATCCTTTACTTTCTGAATTAGAAGAATTTGGGTTTACCCAAAGCTTCGACTTCAAAGAAGGTGAAGGAGGAACAAAATGTCTAACCTTTCCTGCTTTTCCTCCACCAGGACCGTTACCGGTCCGGGTAGAGCCGATCGCTGAACCACTTAAGGTTCGCACGATCACAGCTGGAAAAGGTGATACTTTTTGCTTAAAACCTCTTCAGAGAGCCATGTGGCTCGCTTTAGGAGATTTTCCGCAGTATCAACTGACTCACGGGACGAATCGTCTTGACACAGCAATCGCTGCGTTATATGATAATTCTAGTCCTGATGATGTTTGGATTTCTGGAGATTACACGGCCGCAACCGATTCATTTGCGATCGAAGGTTCAAAGGCTCTCTTAGAGGGCATTCTTGAATCTATTGATCACGAACCGACGAAGCGTTGGGCAATGAAAGAGATTTCCCCTCATCTGTTGGTCTACCCGAAAGGGTCAGGCCTAGAACCTGCTCTGCAGGCTTCTGGACAGTTGATGGGATCTCTACTTTCATTTCCTTTGCTTTGTCTTTTGAATGATTGCACTGCTTCCTTTTGTGGACTCAAATCCGATCAGTATTTGATCAATGGAGATGATATCCTCATGAGGGCTGACCCGAGCATCTATCCGGAATGGAAGAAACAAGTTCATGAATTTGGACTTGATCTTTCACCTGGAAAGAACTACATCCATAATCGTTATGGAACTGTAAACTCCCAACTCATCATTGATGGGTCGGTAGTTAGCTCAGGTAAGCAGCAGGTCCTCGATAGGAGGAGCCGTGTTCTTGGAGAATGTTTGAGAGATTTGGAATTTCAGATGAAGGATTCACCGGCAGAGGAGGTCATTGACCTCTTCAAGTCCGTGAATCGTTCTAAGCTATCACAATCGATTAGGGATATTAATATTCCTGTCAGTCATGGTGGCTTATCATTCTCTTGGGGAACTCCACGTTCGAATCCTCGTTCAAAGCGCACAGCTATGCTGTGTTACTTGTACGATTTGTTTCAACGTATCGAACCTCAAAAAGAATGTATCGCAATTCCGTATCTCTCTATAGAAGAGAAGAATACATCTGATTACTTAGAAGAAGAAAGAATTTTCAACGAACCGAACACAGGTTCAGAATATCATGAGGAGTTTATTGCTCCTTATGTTCTGAACGT